TGGCTGCACCATATGAACTAAACCCATACTCATTCTTCGGTGTAGGTATTGCTGAAAACATGGATGACACACAGACATTAATGAATGGTTTTATGAGAATGTCTGTAGATAATGCTGTATTATCAGGTAATTTACTTATAGAAGTAGATGAAACAAACTTAGTTCCGGGACAAGACTTATCTGTATATCCGGGTAAAGTATTTAGAAGGCAAGGGGGTGCTCCGGGTCAAGCTATCTTTGGCACAAAGTTTCCAAATGTTTCACAGGAAAACTTACAATTATTTGATAAGGCTAGACAGCTTGCCGATGAAAGTACAGGCTTACCATCATTTGCTCATGGACAGACAGGTGTAACAGGTGTAGGTAGAACTGCATCAGGTATATCAATGTTAATGAATGCTGCAAGTGGTAGTATTAAAACAGTTATTAAGAATGTAGATGATTATTTACTTAAACCATTAGGTGAAGGGTTCTTTAGATTTAACATGCAGTTTGATTTTGATAGCAGTATCAAAGGAGACTTAGAAGTTAAAGCACGTGGAACTGAAAGCTTAATGGCTAACGAAGTAAGGTCACAAAGATTGATGCAATTCTTACAAGTTGCAAGCAGTCAACCTCTTGCACCTTTTGCTAAGTTTCAATATATTATTAGAGAGATTGCTACCTCTATGGGTCTTGACCCTGATAAGGTTACAAATAATATGGATGAAGCTACAGTACAAGCAGAGCTTATGAAAGGTATGCAAGCAGAACAACCTCAACAACCCCCAGCAGGAGCTAACCCATTAGACCCTACAGGAGCAGGTGGTGGTACAATAGGTACAGGAATAGCACCAACTCCGGGAGAACAAGGATTTACAGGAACACCTCAGAATGGACAGCAACAACAACAACAACAAGCAAATACTCAGCCAACTGAAACCGTTGGTCAACAACCCCAAGCTACTGAACAGCTTCAATGATTATATTGATTCATTAATTATGAAACAACATAAAGTATTAGAACAGGCAGATAATTCTGTTATGATGCATAGAGCACAAGGAGCAGTAGCTATATTAAACAGACTTAAACTATTAAGGGATGAAGTAAATGGAATCTAAACAATTACCGAAACAAATGGAACTATTTGAGGAAGGTGGTCTCAAAGATGAAGGTGGCATGATTGATGAAGTATCAGGTAATGATGTACCTACAGGTTCTACACGAGAAGAAGTAAGAGATGACATACCTGCACAATTAAGTGAAGGAGAGTTTGTATTACCTGCTGATGTTGTTAGATATCATGGCTTAGAAAAGATAATGGCATTACGTGATGAAGCTAAACAAGGCTTACAAAAAATGGAAGCAATGGGTCAGATGGGTAATAGCGAAGAAGCTACATTACCTGATGATATTCCATTTGATATGGATGACCTAGATATGGAAGATGAAGATGAGCCACAGGAAATGGAAATGGCTGAAGGTGGTTATGTAATGGTAGCAGGTAAGCCCATGCCTATACCTAGAATAGGTGGGCAGTTACCTCCAATAACAACAAGACCAATGCCTGAAACTAAAAACATGGCAGTTGGTGGTTTTACTAATCCAACAGGTACATATCAAGTACCTACAAATATTGCTACACAGCCTTCTTACTTTCAACAGTATTCACAATCAACTGCACCTTTTCAACCTTTTGTGCCACCTGCAGGACAACAACAAACACAGGTACAACAACCCATAGCAGGATTGACACAGCAACAACAGACTTATCCCTCTTTCGCTACGTTAATGCCTACAGTAGGTGGTAAGAGAGAAACAATAGAATATAGAAACGCAGCAGGACAAAAGTTATTTATTCCCTTCGTAGATGGAAAACCTATTTATCCTATACCTGAAGGATACACTAAATACGTAGCTGAAGAGCAACCAGTAGCTGAAGATAAACCTGTTACATCCACAACTACACAGGTAACTACAGGTGAGGGTTCTGATGATGTTTTATCACAGACAAGTCAAGTTAGAGGTTTAGATAAATCTATTGTTGATACAAATTTTGCAGGTAAATCTCCAGAGGATGTATCAAAAGCTATGGCAAACATGAGTGTTGCCGATAGAGGTAAAGCTGTAATGAATGCACTTGACCAAGCAAAAGGACAAACAGGTTTAGCTAGAGGATTACAACAACTTGGTGCAGTAGCAGTTCCGGGTGCTCTAGCGGCAGGAATGATTGGGCAAAAAACACTTGACCCTAGAGAAGTTTTAAGTCAAGTAGGAAAGCCTAATACTGCTGCATTAAATTCTATATTAAATGCTTATGGTCCTAGTACTGTAGGTTTAAGTCCTGAAGAAATAGATATGCAAGGTATTGATAGAAATGAAGCATTATCTCAAGCTGTTTATGGAATGAGTTTAGATAAAGCAACATCATTTTATGGTGCTACTCCTTCCTTTACTAAAGGATATAAGAATGGAGATATGGACCCTACCACAAAAGCAACATATTCTCATGGACAGGCAGGTGACCCATTTGGAGTTCCATCATATGCAAGTATAACAGATTTTGGAAAAGCTATGGCAGCTAGTGCAGCAACAGGTTTTTTTGGTAGTTTAGCTACTGCTAAGGCTATAGCAATGGACCCCAATAAAACTGCAAAAGAAAAAGAAAAAGCAATAAACTTTGGTAGAAAGATTACTCCTTTCTTTGATATGGAAATAGATACTAGAAGTGACCAAGAAGTAGAAGCTGATTTAGATGCGATATCACAAGACCCTAGTGTACAATCACAAGCAGATAAAGAAAGAGGTTTTAATGTAGAAGAAACATTTGGAAGTGGTGAGTCTACATCTACAGGCACAGGTACAGGTACAGGAGCAGTTTCTGCTGAAGATACGATGGGTCCGGGTTATGGTGCAGATGAAGATGATAATTCTAGTTCATCAGGAGATAATACAGGAGAACCGGGTTCACAAGATGGTGAAGATGTTTATAAAGGTTCACTTATAACTAAACGTAAAGCATCAGGTAAACTAAAGAAAAAATATATGAAGCGAGGTGGATTAGCTTCTAAAAAATAATCTACAATAATAATTCATTGACTTAACAATTAAGTTGTGATATAATGGCTACTTATCCCCCAACAATAAATGGCTACGATAACCCCAAGGAGAAAATAAATGGCAGACGCTATGATTAAAGAAGCAACACCTAAAAAAGTTGCATTTGTAAGTAAACCTTACACACAAGAAGAAAGAATAAAAAAAGAAGAGCAAGAATTAGAACAACTTTTAAAAGAGCAGAAGAATGAAGTTGAACGAGAAGCTACAGAATCGGAAGATAAGAATGAAGAAGAACCGACTTCTGCTGAAGAGAAAACTTTTAAAAAGCGTTACGGAGACTTACGAAGACATACCCAAGAAAAAGAACGAGAGTTTCAGAAGCAGTTAAATGATTTAAAAGAACAGCTAGATAAAGCAACTAAAAAAGAAATGAAGCTACCTAAGTCTGACGAAGACATAGAAGCATGGGCAAAAGATTATCCTGATGTAGCTAAGATTGTTGAAACAATTGCTATGAAGAAAGCTAGAGAGCAATCAGCAGATTTAGAAAGTAGGCTACAGAAGATAGATGAGATGTCTGCAGAAGCACAAAAAGATAAAGCTGAAGCAGAATTAATGAGACTTCATCCTGACTTTGGAGATATTAGAGACAGTGATGACTTCCACGATTGGGCAGAAGAACAACCAAAATGGGTACAGGATGCACTTTATGAAAACGACAACGATGCAAGGTCAGCAGCAAGAGCCATTGACTTATACAAAGCAGACAGAAATATCAGCAAGAGTACTAAGACAAAGAGTGATAAAAGTGCTGCTATGGATGTTGGAACAAAGACTACAAAAACAAAAGTGGATGCTACAGAATCAGGTAAAAAAATACTTGAGTCACAGGTTCAAAAGATGTCCGCTGCACAGTATGAAAGACAGGCTGACACAATAATGGAAGCTATCAGGTCAGGTAACTTTGTGTATGATGTATCAGGTTCAGCTAGATAATATAAAAATATAGTTGACAATAAAGAATTTATGTATATAACTATACATAACTAAAAGTGTAATATAACCCCATCTTGGTTACTTATGTTATACTACTACCCTAGACTTTAGAGATTACCCAATTATGTGAGCCTACAAGAGACTAGCTATCTCACGTACAACCTCAACGCATGAATGGTCCTTATAAAGTAAAATGACTAAAACTAATAGTACACATTCCGTGTACATTTGATAAATGTTTAAGGAGATAAAAATGGCATTTACAGCAGCAGCTGGTTATGGTAATCTTCCTAACGGTAATTTTAGTCCTATTATTTACAGCAAACAGGTTCAACTTGCATTTCGCAAGGGGTCTGTCGTTGAAGCTATCACTAACAGTGATTACTTCGGTGAGATTGCTAATATGGGCGATTCCGTTAAGGTTATCAAAGAACCAGAAATAACAGTCAAGGCATATGCAAGAGGAACAACTATTACTCCTCAAGACCTTGATGACGAAGAATTTTCACTTATTGACAAAGCTAATTACTTTGCATTTAAAGTGGATGATATAGAAGAAGCTCATTCTCATATTAACTTTCAGCAGTTAGCATCAGATAGAGCAGCTTATAGACTAGCCGACCAATTTGACCAAGACGTACTTGGTTATATGTCAGGTTTCAAGCAATCAGCAATACATGGTACACCTGATACAGCTAACACTACTACTAATGGTACTGTTGCTGTTTCAACTGCAGGTTCTGACGAACTCTTATCATCAATGAAAGTTGATGCTTCAGACTTCGGTGGTTCAGCAGGTGATGCTGTGGCTATCTTACCAAGAACAGGTGGAGCTACAACTGCTGCTCCTGCAAATGGTGATAGACACCCGTTAACTGTTATTGCTAGAATGTCTAGACTATTAGACCAACAGAATGTTGACACTAATGGTAGATGGTTAGTATTAGACCCTGTATTCATAGAAGTACTAAAGGATGAAGATTCAAGATTATTTGATGCAGACTTTGGTGGTTCAGGACTACAGAATGGTTTAATCCTAAACAACCTACATGGTTTCAAGGTTTATCAGTCAAACAATTTACCTGCAGTAGGAACAGGACCATCTAATACAGGTGCAAACAGTTCTTCTAACTATGGTGTAATTGTTGCTGGTCATTCTTCATCAGTAGCTACTGCCGAGCAAATCAACAAGACAGAGACTTACAGAGACCCTGATTCTTTTGCTGATATTGTTCGTGGTATGCATTTGTACGGTAGAAAGATACTTCGCCCTGAAGCAATCTCTACTTGTATATATCACTTAGCGTAGGGAGAATAGATTATGGCGAATATTACTGCTGTTCTTAAAGCCGCTTCTGGCAACTCCCAGAGAGGTCGTAATGTATATTACGTGGATAATGTTATTGACTTAACTGCTAATAGCATTAGTCCAAACGGTGATACCATTCAGGCTATCACAGTTCCAGCTAATACTCTTGTTGTGGCTGCAGGTCTTCAAGTTGTAGAAAGTGCAACTCAGAATACTGGCACAGACGCAACAGCATCACTTGGTTTTACAGGTGGTGACGTTGATGAGTTTGTTGCAACTTTTGATATTGATGGTGCTGCCGATGGTGCTTATGCTCCTCAGATTGCAATCACAGGTTTGACTGCTTCCACTTCTGCTGACACAATTGATGTGTTATTAGCAGGTACAGGTGCGTCATTTACTGCAGGTAAAATCCGTGTATATGCAGCAATGATGGATATAAGTGACCAAGGTGACATGTCAGCTAACGAAGTTGATAGAGACACTTTAGCTTAAATCATATATAAGGGAGCAGGGCAACTTGCTCTCTTATTTTACTTAGGAATTATTATGGCAGAGAACTACCTAACATTAACAAATAAAGTCATAGCAAGGTTGAATGAGGTTGCATTAACTTCTTCAAACTTTTCTAATGCTAGAGGTATACAAGTTCAATGCCAAAACGCTGTAAATGAAGCTATAAGATATATAAATCAAAAAGAATTTCAGTATCCTTTTAATCATGTTACCGATACAGAAGTACTAACAGCAGGAGTAGTTAGATACTCTGTACCTTCTACAAGTAAAACTGTTGATTATAATACTTTTAGAATAATTAAAAATTCTACTTTAGGTATAGCAGGTGGTAATTTAAAAATACTAAACTACAATGATTACGTAAATCATTTTATTACACAAGAAGATGAAATAAATAGTACAACAACAAGTGTGTCTCATACAGATAGTGATACAACTATAACTGTTGTAAGCACTACAGGTTTTGATAGTGCGGGTAATTTGTTTATAGGTAACGAAGAGATTACGTATACAGGTACAACTAGTACAACATTTACAGGATGTACTAGAGGTGCAGGTAACACTACTGCATCTTCAATAGATAGTGGAACTACAGTAACGCAGTTTGATGGTGGTGGTGTACCTGAGTTTGTTATAAGAACTCCTGATAATAATTATCTTTTATATCCTTTTCCTAAAAAAGCGTACACTATTAAATATGATTATTTTTCATTCCCTAATGATTTATCTGCTTTTGATGATACAACAACAATACCTGATAGGTTTGCTGCTGTTATAATAGATGGTGCTACATCATTTGTATATCAGTATAGAGGTGAAACACAACAGTATCAATTAAATTTTGATAGGTTTGAACAGGGTATAAAAAATATGCAGACCTTATTAATTAATAGATTTGATTATGTAAGGTCTACTTATATACCACAATCAGGTTCAGGAAGCAATAGTTCAACTCTAAATCTAAGGGTAAGTTAATATGGCAGACCAGTCTCAAGTAACTCCTAATGCATTTGTGTGCGAAGGAGGGTTAATTGCTAATCGTTCTACTTTTGTTATGCAACCCGGTCAAGCTTTAGAGCTAGAAAACTTTGAACCTGATGTAGAGGGGGGTTACAGAAGAATAAATGGATATCAAAGACATATACGACAAGTAGTTCCATTTACGGCTTCGGCAAATGAAGAAACTCTTATGGTCTGTAGTTTTGCTAACACTATATTAGCAGCTAGAGGTGAGAAAATATTTAGTTCCGCTTCTACTGATATAGGAAGAGGAGCTACAAATGCTATAGCAGCAGATGATGTTATGACAGGTTCAGGTGTTATAACAGTTAAAAGTACTACAGGATTCAGTACTAGTGGTACATTACAGATTAATGATGAACAATTTACATATACAGGTGTTACAGCCACTACATTTACTGGTGTAACTAGAGCGGTAAATAGCACTACAGCAGCCGCTCATGCCTCATCTTCTGACACAACAAGAACAGTAGTTTCAGAGAATTGGACTGAAAGAGATAATGGTAGAACTAACGCAGGTAAATATTCCTTTGAAAGATTTAATTACGACAATAATGAAAAAATAGTTTTAGTGGATGGTACTAATGCACCTGTAGTATTTAATTCTTCATTATCAGCTACAGATGTAAGTGCAAGTGCTGTAGCAGGAGCAAGTATTGTTGCGTCTTTTAGAGACCATATGTTTTATGCAGGTATGTCAAGTACACCACAAGAAATAGTGTTTAGTACACCTTTTGATGAAGATAATTTTACAGTTGCGGCAGGTTCAGGTTCATTCTCTGTTGATAATATAATAACAGGAATAAAAGTTTTTAGAGATAGTTTATTTATTTTTTGTGAAAGCAGAATATTTAAATTGACAGGTTCGTCTATAGCTGACTTTGCGGTATCTGCTGTAACAAGAGACATAGGCTGTATAAATGGTAAAACTATACAAGAATTTGCTGGTGACCTTATTTTTCTTGGTCCTGATGGGTTGCGTACAGTTGCAGGTACAGCAAAAATCGGTGATGTGGAGTTGGGAACTATAAGTTCCAATGTACAATCTTTATTTGATGATAATATAACTGACGCATCTGTATTTGACTCTGTAGTTATACCACAGAAAACACAGTACCGTTTATTCTTTTCTAAAGCTGCGGCATTAGAAAGTAGAACTGAAGGTTTAATATGTGTTTTAAAAGGGCAACAAAGTGGGCAGAAAGGCTACGAGTTTTCAAGAATAAAAGGCATTAAACCTGCCTGTACAGATACATTTATCTTAACAGGTGATGTCTTAGTTTTACATGGTGGTTTTGATGGTTATATTTACAGGCAAGAAGAAGGGTCTACATTTAATGGTACAGCAATATTAGGGAAGTATCGTAGTCCTGATTTAACTTTTGGTGACCCCGGCATAAGAAAACATATGCAAAGGGTTATTATAAACTATAAACCTGAGTCAACTATAGACGCTGATTTATTTTTAAGATACGACTATGAAGATGTAGACGCACCTAGACCTGCGGCTTATGCATTAGAATCTACTGATATAGCAGGTATATATGGAACATCTACTTATGGTAATGTTATATATGGTGGTGTTACACAGCCATTAGTTAGACAAGCAGTAGAAGGTTCAGGGTTTGCTGTAGCATTAAGAATAAGTGATGGAGGTGCAACTGCACCATACTCACTCAAAGGATTTCAGTTGGAATATCAATTAGGAGCTAGAAGGTAAATGGGAGCAACATATACAAGACAGTCATCATATACTGATGGCGATATAATCCAAGCATCCGATACCAATAATGAATTTGACCAGTTACTTGCAGCTTTCGCTGCTAACTCAGGACATACTCACGATGGTACTACAGGTGAAGGTGGTCCTATTACTAAACTATTGGGTAATTCCCTAACTTTTGGTACAGGAGCAGACACAGATGTGGCAGTAACATTTGATGGTAATACATCAGATGGTATCTTAACATGGAAAGAAGATGAGGATTATTTTGAGTTCAGTGATGACATACTTATTGCTTCTACAGAGAAGCTACAATTCAGAGACACAGCTATATACATCAATTCAAGTGCCGATGGACAACTTGACATTGTTGCCGACACAGAAGTCCAAATAGCTGCACCAACAATTGACATAAATGGTGATGCAGACGTATCAGGTACACTAACATATGGTAGCTTATCTGATGGCTCTATAACTATTACAGCATTTGTAGATGAAGATAACATGGCATCTGACAGTGCTACTCTTGTACCTACACAACAATCTGTAAAAGCATATGTAGATGCACAAGTAACTGCTCAGGACTTAGACTTCCAAGCAGATACAGGTGGTGCATTAAACATAGACTTAGATAGTGAGACACTTACTCTCACAGGTGGTACAGGAATTGACACAAGTGGTAGTGGTAATGCTGTTACCTTTGCAATAGATTCTACTGTAGCTACACTTACAGGTTCACAAACAATCACTAACAAAACAATAGATGTTGATAACAATACTGTATCTAACATTGAAGTTGACAATCTTAAATCAGGTGTACTAGACACAGACTTATCTTCTGTATCTGCAAGTGATGACACAGTTGCTTCTGCAAAAGCTATTAAGGCTTATGTGGATTCACAGGTAACTGCACAGGACTTAGACTTTCAGGGTGACTCAGGTGGAGCATTAAGCATTGACCTAGACAGTGAAACCTTAGACATTGCAGGTGGTACAGGTATTGATACTTCAGGTTCAGGTAATACACTTACTGTAGCTATTGACAGTACTGTTGCTACACTTACAGGTACACAGACACTTACTAATAAAACACTTACAACTCCTACCATAAGCAGTATCACAAACTCAGGTACTATTACATTACCTACGGCTTCAGACACATTAGTTGGTAGAGCTACAACTGATACCTTAACTAACAAAACTATTGACGCTGATAGCAACACTGTATCTAACATTGAGGTAGATAACTTTAAAGCTAGTGCTGTTGTTCTTGAATCAGAAGGTATTGCTTCTAATGACAATGATACATCATTACCTACATCAGCAGCTGTTAAGGATTATGTAGATACACAACTTACTGCTGAAGACTTAGATATTACAACAGACAGTGGTACAATTGCAATTGACCTTGACAGTGAAACACTTACTATTGGTGGTACTGCTAATGAAATAGAAACTAGTGCAACAGGCAATGTAGTCACAATTGGACTACCAAACTCTGTGACTATAAGTGGTACTTCAACAGCTACCACATTCAGTGGTGACTTAAATGGTACAATCAATACTGCTACTACAGCTACAACACAAACAGCAGGAACAAATAATACTTTAGTTGCTACCACAGCCTTTGCTGTTACGGAAGCAAACAACTCAGCAGTAGCAATGGCTATTGCTCTAGGATAAGAAAATACTTGACAAATATAGTAAAACCGAGTATAATTATATAACATAAGGAAAAGGAAATGGCAAACGCATTTTTATCAGAAACAGATACAGGGATTGGAACATCCCCTGCTACCATATTAACATGTGGTGCTTCTACTGAAACTACCATTATTGGTTTGAGTATCTCTAACATAATCACAAGTCAAATCACTGTAGATGTACAGCTTGATGCTTCAGGTCGTACTAGTGGTGCAGAAGACAGTGTGTACATTGTTAAGGATGCACCCATACCTGTAGGTGGTTCATTGGTAGTTGTAGGTGGAGACCAAAAACTTGTATTAGAACCGGGTGATGCAGTTAAGGTTACATCTAGCCAAGCATCATCTGCTGATGTTGTTCTGAGTCATCTAGATATTACATAAGGGGTAACGTATGACATACGTAGGAAAAAAACCTGCTGACATTATTGCAACTGCTGTTGACACAACTACAGGTACGTTTAGTGGTGACTTAACAGTAGATACAAACACACTTTATGTAGACTCAGCTAACAATAGGGTTGGCGTGGGAACTACTAGTCCTGAATTAGAATTGCATATTAAAGGTTCTGGAAATCAATCATTAAGACTTGAAACAACAGACTCAACTTATATTGGCTTTGATATTCAACAAAACAGTGATGGCAGTGGTCAAATCCTATTGAGAGATTCTAAGCCATTAATATTTTACACCAACTCCTCAGAAGCAATGCGTATAGACAGCAGTGGCAACGCTGGTATTGGTACTAGTAGTCCGAGTGAGGTTCTTGAAATCTCTAAAGATGATAGAGCAAATGGTGCTACTTTAAGAATTACCAACTCAGCTTCAAGCTCTTCGTGGATAAGCGGAGATATTATTGGAACTATTGATTTTTATTCATCTGACGCTTCAGATGCAGATGTTAGAAGTAGAATCCAGTCTGTTTCTACTGGAGGAGCAACAAGTCCGGGAGCAGTTGATTTAACCTTTTCAACATTTTCTTCTTCAACTCTAGAAGAAAAATTCAGAATAACGTCTACAGGCGATGTTGGTATTGGTACTGATAGTCCTCTACGTCAATTAAGCATATCAAATGCTAG